TCATATAAAGAATAATCAATCTCATCATCTGCTAAAGCAAATTGAGTAATGTTTAATCCTTGTCCTGCAGCTAATTTTTCTCTACCCTTTTTTGTAAGGATAGCATCAACTGTTAAATCTGTGTTACTTAAATATCCCATAATAAAATGTTAATCGTTTGATATAAATATAATTATTTTAAAATTCCGTTACTATATATCCAATTAAAAATTATTCAACTTCTAATATTGGTTCAGCCGAATCTCTACCAGCTTTATTAACTCTCAATGTATTTGGATTAGTTGCGAATGTTTCTATTGGAGAAGTTCCATCCAAAGTCGTTGCTGATGTGTTCTTGCATCCTTTAAAGAAAGAATTTTCTAATCCACGAGTCAAATCAGATGTATTTCTAAAATGTGTTGGCAAATACCCATTAACTTTTTTAACTGAAACTATACTTCCTGTACCAGCGTTGATTGTTTTTGATCCCGAATATGGTTGTATATTTAATTTTGTTTCATAATATGTTTCTAAATCTGCATACATTCCTAATCTATTATCGCCATACCCATTTACAATTACATTGAATTTTTCTATTTTTCTTTGTTTTTGTTCTGTAATTAAATCTATTTTAATTCTTTCTTTTGTTAAATTTCCACCTTTATCATAGTATGTTCTTATAGCATATCCGTTTTGTGCATATATACCAAATCCAACAACTTCATAATCAGTTTGTCCAATTGTAACTAATTCACCCTCAACTTCAGAACGTATTGTTGGTTCTGCTAATCCTGCATTGATTAGTACTTCTTGTTGATATGATTCAGCTATTTGATTAAATACGGTATTTGTATTTATTAAGGAATCATATTGATAAGATTCTGCTATAACTCTATTTACTGATGCAGATTGTATTAATCCATCATATTGATAAGATTCTGCTGTAAATTTTTCACTTAAATCTGCATTAACAAATGCTTCAAATTGTTCATTTTCTGCATGAAAAATTGTAGTGTCTGAAAAATGTATACTTACATCTTGCTGATAAGAATTGCTGGTTGGTTTTTTATGTTGAATTTTACTTCTTTCTAAAATATGAGGTTCAATTAATAAACCAGTACTAGCCTTAACTCTTGCTGGTAACATTTTCTTAATATCTTCAAACATAGATTTCTCATATAGTTTGATTAAATTAATGTATGCGTAAATATCTCTATTATCAAAACGATTAAAATAGTATTTTCTTAAACTATCCAATCTATTATAGTTGGGTTTGTATCTATCAGATGGGTCACCAATATAGTTATCTAAATTAATTCCACCAAATGATTTAGCAATATCAATATTTAATTCTTTTGTAGGTGAAAAGAATAAACCAACTCTATTTGAATCCGCCGGTGCCATATCAAAAGAACGTTTTGTTGCTCTACTTTTTACAGAAAGGTCTACACCAACTGAACCTGTAATTTCTGCGCCTTCCATTGTATATTGTGATTCAAATCGTATTTTATTTGTTGAATATCTTGATGCGCCAAAATCTGGTATTTCCAATACAACCGTTCTATCTATTGATTCAAATTGATATGGATATGAAGTTATATTTGAAAATCCTCCTGCAGATGCAGAAAATGAAGCAGATACATTTAAAGAATACAATGGCGATGTAGAGCCTTCTTCATATGCATTTCTATCCAATCCATTTCCAAAATAAATATTTGTATCTACATTTGGTAAAGTTGTATATTGATATAAGTTTTTAGGATATTCAAAATCTAAACGGAAATATAAATCATCGGTTGAAGCTGATATATGGTTACCATTAACCATTTCAGGAAATGAAACGTGTTCATAGAATCTTTCTTTATTCAATGGTGTACTCCATAAACGGAATTCATCCACACTACCAACAAAATTATTTCCTAATCTAATTTTAGAACCACTATTCCAATTACTATTTGTTATCAATACACTAGCCGAATTTGATTTTTGAAATATACTTCTTTCTTTATCAGCCTGTCTTATGTTTAATTCAAAGTTATGATAACTACCACTAATTTCTCTACTAACTTCTATACCAAAAAATTGTTGATTAAATATTGGTAGTATCGATGAGCTTATATTGTTTGAACCTGAATAATTAAATATAACATTACCATATTCACTATTAGCAGAACCACTTATTCTAATATTCCAATTACTACCAGATATTATTTGATAATTGCCACTTGTTGATGGTTTTACAAAAAATTCTATTGTATCTGGTTTTCTATTTTTATTAGTATTTTTCCAATCTATTTCAATATAAGAACCTGATGTAAATTTAATAGCGCTTGTTGTATTATCTATAACTAATTTACTTTTTGTATTATCCGTTACTTCAGGCCCACCAAATTCAAATATAGAAAGATTTGATGAAGGTATTCCATAACAACTTAATAATGCATACACACCTTTTCTACTACCTTTATGTTTTAGTAAATAAGGTAAGTTATTTATTATTCTTCTCCAAACTTCATACGTTCTCTGTTTTGCAGGTGTTTCAAATTTAGTACCACCATCGGAATCTAACCCCAATACATATTCCCACAATTTGGCATCAACTGCTAAATTTTTAGCATCCCATCCAAACGACTTTAATGCATCAAATAATAATCTATCAGATATTCCATCTTTTGATTTGTAACCCAATCCTCTACTTTTTTCAATTGATTTAGTATGATAGTAGATATTATCAAAATGCTGACCAACCATTGAAAAGAATAATAAATAATTTTCATTTTCATCATTATTCAAAATATATGCTGGTATATTATTTTTTAAAAAGTTTGGATTTGAATTATCAAACTCATTTGCTAAATCTATTATATTTTCATACCAATTTACAACGGTACTTGACGTACTCGCATATCTTTGTGTTGATGATTGATATGGCCATGATAATGAAGATGATTCATATAAGAATTTTTCAAATCCATCAAATACACTTATTAATTGATTTTTCTTTGATGTTTGCCTTTCTAATTCTTGATTAGCAGAAATAGAATTATTATAATCATTTGATAATGTAGTATTTTTATTTATTAAATTATCATAATTTTCAATCAATTGAACTTTGTAAACAAAATTATCAACACGTTCTTTTGCTGAACTAAAATGTACAAAATTATTCCATAAATATGTAGAACCACTTGTATATTCTATATTCAAATCATCAGTATCCATCAATGATTTACTTAAATATGTAGATACTAATTGAGCAGAACTTGAAAGAGAGCTACTTAATATTAAGCTATCCAATGATTCATATCCTATTGATTGTCCACTTATAAAATCAACATCTATATTAAAATTCGGGCCCTTTAATGGAGGACATTTTATATCATCTTGTTCATTTAGTATTACGGTTTCAATGAGTGGGTTACTCATTAATTTTGTAATCCAAAAAGTAGAATTTGAAATTATATTTGCAGGAAGTGGTGAATATAGTTTTAATATTACTGATTCAACCGTATCTTGTGATTTAACAAATTCATTTCCAATATTATCAACTGATTTTTTAGATAAAGTCCAATTATCTTCTTCCCACGATGCTATTATTATCTGTTCATCGTTTCCAAAGTTTGCAAGATGTGTTAAATATTTTTCTTCTTTATCTAAATCAATAAATTTCAGAGTTTGATTAAATGTATCATAAACTGCTTTCTTTATTATATCTTCATCCAATTTTATTTTTGGATAAATTACTTTTGTTACAATTTCATATTCATTTCCTTGTAAAGAACTACCACCAGCTTTATTATATGGTTTGAATATTAATGTAACATTATTATTACCATTCCATTGAGAGAATTTTTTTGAAATATCTCTTAAATTTATTTTGAAAACACCATTTGCTGGTAGATTTTTAAATAAATTTATTTTACTTTTATTTTTTGCAAGTAGGAATACATCAACCGAAGTTGCTGAAAATGAATTGTATTCAACTTCATATTCTATTGATAAATCCGAAAAAGATGGAACATCAATTGAATCTGGAGCTGATATCTGCGTAATTGAAGGATAATCGTTTACAGGAATAAATCTAATTAATGTTGTAATTCTTTCACCGGTTTCAACTCCACCTTCTATAATATCCCCTATTTTTTTATTTCTATAAGCAGGGTTATTCTGCAATGTTGTATCAAGAACCTCTTGCAAAGTAGATGCACCATTTGTAGTACCGGCAATTGTTCGTGCTTTATTTAATTTTTCTTTATCTGTGTTAGTTAGTGAAACACGTATTGGAACTAAATATATTCGTTTAGTACCATATACTCCTTTAAAATTCTTTTTAAAATACAATTTAACATATCCAGTTGATGCAACTATTCTTATTGGAGCATTTTCATCAACATAAACTTCAACTAAATCTGCATTGGTTGTAGAAAATGAAATATTTACTTCTGTTTCGGTATCCGAATCTTTTACTTCAAAATCTTTTTGTGTTCCAATTATTTTGACTGTTGGGTTTACAAGTTGATTTGTTTTTTCAAGCAGTGCTGCAACTACAATTCCAGATAATAATTCTTTTCCTGTTATTTTGAAAGATTTATTAGTTTTATTCCATACAGAAAAATTATTAGGATTTCTTTCTGCTGTAGTTTTATTTGTATAATAAAATTCAGAATATGAATACCCAACTGGAAGTGGATTGGTTTCTGTTATACTAATATTTACACTACCATCATTTAAAATAGATTTGGCTATTTTTTTATTATCGGTATTTGAATCAATTAGTTTTAAATTAGCATTTTCAATTATATTATTGTTAGAATCTACAATTTGATAATTAAGATTTATATTATTACCTAATTCATTTGTAAAATTTGATGTAAATGCTATTTCATAATTAATTAAAGTATCTGGTATAGAAGGCTTCTGTCCACCATTTGATACATCCGATACTTTTGGTTTACTTTCAAATGAAAATGCTAAATCAACTATTCCACTCGTAGAATCTAAAGTTTTTTCATTTAAAAGTACATAACTACCATAACTTCTATTTATCGCATATTCTTGTATAGAAACTATTTCAGTATATAGATAGTCATTTTTTGTTATGTAATTCCCAGCAGTAGTATTACTATAATTGTAATTAAAATTGTAGATATTATTTGTAGAATTTACATTTATAGATAATGGACTATCTAAATAATAATCATTAGATGTTTTATACTTTTTTCTTATACTAACAACATAATAGTTTTGTGATATTTTATTATCAATAGTAGAACGATATGTTTTACTACTACCAAATTTTAATGATGGTGTGAAATCGACTGTAACATTTCTACCAACTCCAACATTTGCATTATCTTGTGTAAATGTTGCTTCATAATCACTTCTTAAAACTATTCTTAATTTTCCATAATTACTTTGATTATAAATAGGTGGAACAAATAATGGATTTGGAGTAACCGGCGGTGTATATATACCACTATTTACACCCGTACTAAATGGTTGATATGTACCAGTACCATTATAAACAGTACCTATTGTATTACCACCAAATTGATTATCTAATTCTGTTCCCATCTATTAGTTTTTTATAAATATCCTATTTTACGTTTCTCTGTTGATACTCTGTTATCAATGTCAATTCACCTGTACCTTGATCGGTGTTGTAAACTGTACGTGCATTACCCCCACCCCCACCTCCACCAGTTGGTGTAGGAGTTATAATAATCGGTTCTATAGGCGGCGGAATTATCACAATGGGTTCAATCTTTGGTTGTATTGGTTTTTCCTCAACAACAACCGGTAGTGGCGGCGGGCTATCCACTTCAATTAATTGTGGAATTGGTTTTTTAACTATTGGAGTAGGTTCTATAATTGGATTTAGTTTTTCTTCAGTTACCTTATCATCAAATTGTATATCTACTCTTTTTGGATTATAAACTTGTCTTTTTATTTCAAAAGGAGTTTTAAATGCATCAACATTATCTTTTATTTCTTTTCTCAATTCAACAACTGCAAATTCTTTTGGTAATTGTTTTAATGTAACATCTCTTCTTTTTAAAGATTTTAAATTAAATGAAACGCATTCAAATAATATACTTCTTATATCATTTGTAATACTATTAAAGTCATATCTGTCACATTCGCTGAATCGTATCGCCGATGGTTTTCCAAAATTAGTTTCAGATATTTTATAGTACTTATTGGATAAATAATTATTAACTGATAATTTAAAATCTTCGTATATTTTTTTTCTTAAGTTTGAAAACCTACTTATACCAAAATCTTTTTGTAAAGTTACAAAGAAATCTTTACCAAATTTTGATTGTAATGCAGAATCAATAGAATCTAAAAAGTTTTTTTCAAATGAGTTAATTGAATTTAATAAACTATTTTTATAATATTTAAAATCTTTATTGAGATTATTTAAATTTTTAAATTCATTTTTTACTTTTTCTGTTGTATTTTTATCTTTTGTTTTTACTGGTAAAATACGAATTTCTTCTCTTGAAGGAGATATTTCTTGTATCCAAACTCTTTCTAATTCATTTTCTGAGCCAACTCTATGTCTTACAAAATTTAAATTTATTTTTAATATACCATTTGTAAAGCCAATATCATTTAATAATTTCTCAGCATTAATTGCTAATTCTTTTCTACCAGATTTATTTGTAACATTGTACATATAGTTTCCAATATCATTAGATTTTATATATGCAACATTTTTACCTGTTTTTTGTGGTAGTAGATTATTATTTATATCGTAAACGGATACTTCCATAACATCATACTTACAAGTTCCAAAATCTGTTTCTTCTATTTCAGATGCCGATATAATAAATAAATCTTCCGGTTGAAGATACTGTCCTTCATTTTCAACTTTGGTATTTATTTGTTCAAAATTTGTATATTTTTTTATAGCCATTTTCTATGTATTATTAATAAGATTTAGGATGCGATTTTGTAAATCCAGCCTCATATGTTTTACTTTCAACTGAACCATCTGCTTTCTTTACTGATACTTTTAAAGAACCACCTTTATAATCTGCACTCTTAGACCATCCAAAGAAATTTTTATTACTGTCAATACCACCTCTACCACCAGCTGCAGATTCATTTATAACTAATTTTACCGATTTTTGTTGACCTGCTGCTAAACTAAATATAGGTTCTGTCGGACTAAAGAAGTTTATATTTTGAGTAGCTACTGTTATCAATGATATCTCAGCATCTTGTGTGCCATTATTTGTAAAATCAATAGTTGCACCATTTACCCACTTATTACCCCCATCTGGATTTATTTTTCCCCATATTGGTGTTTTTGTTTGGTCTGTTTTTGCTGCTACTTTAACAATAACATCTTTATTGACAACATCTGCACCAGCCGCCATTGCCTGAGCCTGCGTTCCCTGTTGGATTGCCTGTTGCTGTTGTACTGCTCCCAATTGAGATTGTAATCCTTCTATGATAGAATTCAATGAATCAATTTGTTTTATTAGAGATTCAATTTGAGCCTTAAATCCGGTATTTTGTGATTGTAACGATGCTCTTAAAATGGATTCCTCTACTGATTTCTGTAATGAAGTTGCTATTTGACTTGAAAATGTATTAAGTGTATTATTAATAGCATCCAATTGATTTACTAAAACATCATTAGATTGCTCAATAGCAAGTCTATTATTTATTTCAGTAGTAACTTGTTCTTTTAGTGTACTAATTTCGCCACTCAAAGTTGATACCTTTGTTGTTAAATCTGCTACTTGCTTTCTTAAATCAGTAGAACTACTAACCTCTGCATCATATAATGGTTTGGGTACTAAACTTCTATTAGCAATTGGAATATCTGGTTTCAATTCCTTTACTTCAATATCAATTGCTTTAACTATCTCATCCCTATTTAATTTTGTTTTTGTTAAGGGTTTAAATAATAAAGATGATGCGGCATTACTTTCATTTACAACGGTTATATTATATTCATTTTTAGTAATAGCGGCAGAGCCTGAAATCTTTAATATCTTTTCAAGTTCTAATTGTTTTTTTTCTTTTAACTTCTCAGCTATCGATTCTAATGATGTTAATGCCATTAATGTATTATTTCAAAAGTTAATTTATCATCTAAAATTTGGGTAACTCCACCACTAAGTACTTTTATTTTTAAAATATATGATCTATCAGGTGCATATGAATTTGTATCTAAATAAAAATAATTAGATATTGAATCGCAACTCAATTTAGAATAATCACCAAATGGTATAATTATCTCATTAGTTACATAATCTTCTATTTGATAATAAGATGATGTTGGTAAATATTTAGATTGGTCATATTCAAATGTTGTACTAAATGATTTTGATGGATATGCCGTTCTTCCTTTTACTCTTATTTTAAATTTACTATCTACTTTATATTCTTTATTTAAGTTAGTAACTATTATTTTATTATTTTCAAAAATATCTAATGTTGATGATCCTGATATTGGTAATAAACTTCCTGTTGAAAATATTTGGTCATTCCAAACTACTTCTAGCTTTGGTTGATATATTGTATTTGTTTCTTTTGAAAAGAATTTAAGAAGTCCATAATCTAAAGAATTTGCTTCATTTGCTAATTCATGATGAATTATAAATCCATTATTAGGTAGAGAACCACTAACCCATAATTTTATTATTTCAGTAACATTCATTCGAATATCATCTGGTTCATAATCAAATGATTGAGATGCCATTGATGCAGTATACCAAGTACCACCTTCTGCATTTGCTGAACCTGTTGTTCCTGCTGCGAATACCGCAGTACCTGCAATTACATTATCTTGCCAACTATTAACACCATTTCTATATTTCCAGCTTACCCCATCCGATGTTATATTATCAAATTTGGTACCTGTTCCCATTGACCAACTTTGAGAAACTGCATTTGCATAAATTGTATACTCTAATGGTATTTCAGATGCATTTGCTGATTTTAAAGAAACAAAAGCATTCCAGCTTCCTGATATTTCTCCGCTTGCTATTGATGCAGATATTGTATTTACATTAAATTTTATTAAAGCTCTGTGAATATCTTTCACATCTCCGTAATAAAGTTTACCTACTTCTAATATCTCATCTCTACCTGCGTTTTGTTCAGGTTGTTGTAGATATACACTTGCGTCAAATGATGATGTATAAAATTTATGCATTAAATGGCCCTCCCTTTTATGTCTTTATTTGGATATTTAACTTCGAATATACACGGGTCTAAAGAAGGATAGACAATCTTACCTTTAGTTGCCGAATCTATATTATATTTGTTTGGTGAATAATTTCCATCGCCTGCACATAAGTTATATATTTTAACAGATGGTACACTCATTACACCCTCTACGTTTGCAAGTATTAATTCAATCTCAGAAATATTAATTGGTTTATTAAATGTCCAATTATCTATATTAAAATATTTTTGAATTTCAGTTAAACAATTAGCAATAACTTCTCTTTTGTTATAATTTGAATAACATATTACTTCAAAATCAACACCAATATTTACAATAAATCCATCTATAATATTTACTGCATCTGTAAGCATTCTATACTCACCCAAATATGTTTTAACATTTTCTTTAACTGCTTGGTTTAATTGTGTTAAATTTTTATTTGAATCAAACCCCAATAAATACATATTAACCGCAAATGGATTATTAACTTCTGCAATTGCTGTATTTTTTTGTGATAGATATTTTACTAATTCCTTTTGAATTTCAGTTGATTTTTTATCTTTAAGAGACTCAACTAATCCAGTGAATTCTGCTATATTTTTTGGTGATGCCAATATAGATGAAGGTGAATTATTATCAACTTCGCCATCGGGTGAAACATATACTTTTGCTACACTACCATATCTTTCTGGCATTGATAATGTTCTTACAATATAATCTTGTCTAGTTACTGCTCTGTTTTGAGAACCAAATGCACCCAATGCGTTTTGCCTAATTTCTTCAATTGATTCGGCTCCCCTACCACCAACAGCTGGTTCTAAATTTTCTACAGCTACCGATCTTTTAGTTGTATTATATGAATTTACATCAGATACAGAAATTAAATCTTCTTCAAATTCTATTTTAGATATGGTTGTTAAATCTCCTGCATTTACATTAGAAGAAACTCCACCGCCTACTAAATACTTTATTATTATTTGACCGCTTGGTGCAATACCAAATGTATTTGTTTTTAAAAAATTAGAAGGGTCTATTGAACTATTTAATCTTGTTATAGAATTGGCTAATCCTAATCCAATATTTTTAGTATTTGGTAAAATTATTTCATCGTTTAAAGATGTATCACCACTACCAAATTGTATATCAATTGTATTATCAGAATTTACTTTAACTGAATATCTTCTTGGAACCTTTTGTAATTCTAATATATAAGGAACTGTACCGGCATATTCACTTAATTCTCCATTAACTTCTGTGTTTGGTTTTTCTACAAAGATACTTTCCTGTGCAAGATATGGTACTTCGTAATATTTTTCACCATTTTCAGTAATTGAAACTATTTGTATAATATTAGAATCGCTTAATGTTACCGATGGATAATCAGTTGTAGTTATATTTAAACTTGTTTCGTTTTGGGTTGCAGATATTGCTTTTACTTTTTTTGTTATTAAATAAAATTGGGGAATTCCATTCGTATCTCTTTCATAAACATCAATCTCTCTATCGGTTGGATTTGCAAAATCAACAGAATCAACTGTTCGGAATATTATACTTGAATTACTATTTGCAGCAACTTCCATTCCATCTTTTATTTTTAAATAATAAGAGGTATCTGGTTCGTATTCAGTACCAGTACTTGCATTTGAATTATATATTGATGGAACTAATTGATAAATAGTCAATGTAGTTACTGCAGGAGAGGTTACTTTTGGTTTATATCCCATTGACTGTGCCAATGCTACTACGTTTTTCCTTTCAGTAGCATGTGCCAACATTGATTCTTTTAATTGCGTATCTTGATAAAACGCCAACACATCTCCAATATAAGATGCCATTTCAATGAATACCATACCAGGTGAAGATTCATTAAAATCTGAATATGTGTTTGGAAAATATGTTTTAGCATATTGAATTAGATTTTCTTTTAAAGAATCAAAATCCTTTCCAACATAATTTATGTTTTTATTACTTCCAAAAGATTTCTTTACACTTTTTATAGCCATTTTAGTTATTTATATTAATTGTTACCGACTCTCTTAAATTGGGATTAGAAGTTAAAGAAAAGTTTATTTCAACACCAAATTTATTGGCATCTTTAAATTCATCATTATAATCCAATATTATTTCATTTACAGAAATATATGGTAACCACCTATTTACAGCATTAATAATAACCGATTCTACTTTAGTATCTAATTCACCATCTATTATTGGTTCAAATAGAATTTTCCAAATATCACAACCAAATTCAGGTTGTCCGACTCTTTCACCCTTTCTAGTCATTATAAGATTTATAATATTTGAACGAGCTTGTTTTAATGTAGTATAGTTAACAGCAAATGCACCTCCGGAGTTAGATGAAGTATTAATACCAATACCTAATACTTTATAATCATTTTCTGTTAAATCTGTTACATTAACCTTACCAAGCTCTATTGCCATTATTTAAATCTTTTTACTAATTCACTATAATCTCTTGTCAATGCTTTTATTGTTGCATCTTGTAAACCATCACCAGTTGATTGAAAGCTTTGTGCAGGATTTACGTCTGGCACATTTATATCTCTAAAATCCATAGTTTCCCAATCTTCTTCCATTACTCTGCTTTGTGGTTTTATCATATCCAATACACTACCACCTGCATCAGATACACCACCTTCTACTCTATGTGCAGCTGTAAATGGTTGAGTCATATTAAGAATCTCATTAATCATTGGGTCTTTTGTAAATTCTTTTGCTGGTCTTTGCTGTACTGCTGATACCACTTCACGTCTTTGTGCAGCAGCAGCAGCAGTTGGTTTTATATTTACTTCTGCTAAATCTTTTAGTGATGGGGTTGATTTCTTTTGTGAGTTCAAAGTAACCGCACCAGACTTGATTAACTTTGCAACTTCCTCTTTAACTTGTTGCTTAACTTCGTTTTTAACAACTTCTTTAATTAAAGTTAGTAAAATTTCGGATTTCATAATAATAATAATTGTTTTTAATAAATATTGAAAGTAAAAATTTAATTTTATACTTTATACCCACTCCATTGAATTACACCGGGAGCGGGCGGCGCGGGTGGTGGATATTGTGCTATAACAGTAAATAATCCACTTACCGTTGTTAGATGTATTTTAGCTGAATTAATAAATGCATTTAAAAATTGTTCAGGGTTATTGCTTGGTGGAACTTTGTTTATTGTCCATCCTCCTGGATTTAATACTAATCCTGTTATTGTTGATATATTTTTTACTGCACCAGGTGGAGGTATAATCGGTGTAGGAACTTGTGATAATTGCGCGCCAACCCAATATACTATTACGGCCGGGCCTACTACTTCTAAGAATGTTATAACTTTGGATGTTTGCGTTTGCTTTAATAAATTTACCAAAGTTTGTTGCATTAATACCTTATTACCTTTAACCAATGGAACTTTATTCAAAGAATCACCGCCTGATTTTATTGCAATATCATATGCTTGTGTGAAACTTGCTGCAAATTTATCTAAGCTATCACCATATGCATTATTTTGCATCAATGGTAATAATGATGATTTAAATGTATTCCAAGACATTAGTTTTTACTTAAAAAGTTTTTAGCAGATAATATTGTTTTTAATTTGGATTTTATAGCATTAAATGCTGCTATATTTGTTGGACCAGGAGAAGAAGGACCAGCCGGTGTTAAATATACTTGTTGTCCAATTGCATCTAGTATTTGTCCTAATATATCTACTAAATCACCACCCAATACCATTTTTTGAACATCTGCCCCTGCATCTCCTTCGCCTTTGTTTTTTCCTAAATATATCTTACCACTATCGGAATTTAAAAATATTTGATTAGATCCTTCGGAATGTATTGTTATATTTTTCTTATTATGAAAGTATATTTCTTTTTCAGCATCAATAGAATAATTACCATCTGTGATTACTCCTGTGTTCCCTTTTCCAAAAATTATAAATTCTTTTGCTTTAGCAGATAATACAATTCTATCAGAATTTATGAATATTTGGTCACCAGTAAAATCAGCTGAAGATGGATATCCTTTAAATCCTTTCTTTTGTTTTTTAATTTCTTCTTTAAATGGTACTTTAACTTTACCTGATGTTATATAAAACGAACCCCCATCTTTATTTATATCTTCTTCAATTAATTCACCTATTGGTTTATCATCTAATTCCGGGTTTTGCTTACTACGAATGAATATTGATGGAGAAGATGTCTTATCATCTTCTGTTAAAAAAAATTCTGAAAATCTAATAGTGTTACCTACTCTACCACTAACTATCGTATCACCTTCTTTTGGTTTTAGAAATTTAATTTTTTCTTTTACTATATATTTTTTCTTTTGAGAGTCTTGCTTTGGTGCGGGTTTATTCGGTGTACCGGTTTCTTTACTTTCGTTGTAATCTTTACTTTTATTATCTTTTGACTCTGGTAAGTCTTTTTCCTTTGTTGATTCAGATACCTTATAATCACTTCGATAGTTTGGATATTGGGTGTTTGTATATGGCATCCAATAATATTCATTATTGTTTATCAATATGAAAACCGATTCACCAACTATTGGATATGTAAAATTATTTTTATCAAATGGAAATGCATAGTTTTCCGTTTTAATTGGAGTGTTCCTATTAAACTCTATTGCACCCAAAAATCTAGCATCTTTTTTATCAAAATTTTTATTACCATTATAAAAAGTAACATAATCAGAATCCGTTTTTAAATTAAGAAAATCTTCTGATTTAAGAAAAACTTTTGTTACAGTTGCTAAAAATGCTTCCATTATTTTACTTTAGTTTTAATTTCTTCAATTTCAATTTGTAAATCAACAAATTTTTCTTTTGCCTTTTCTTCAACTGCATTTATAGTATCTTCCATATCTGATAGTAATTGTTCTTTTTCACTATCACTCAACCAACCATCTTCACCAATACCCTTAGCTTCTGCGGCTGCTAGTCTTTGTGCAATTGTTGCAAGTTTAATTAAATGGTCATCGTTTTTAACCGATACCTCAATTAAATCTTTTATAATTGGTGCAATCACTGTGGCTTCACCAACATTCTTAATTAATTTTCTTAAAGACTCAATCAATTCAGAAATGTTTTTCTTTTTAGTTTGTTGGTTTTCATAAATATCCTTAAATAAGGAAGATAAATTTTTACCATCAAATAACTGAAATTCGTTGCTCATATTTTTATTTTATATACTAATAATTATTTACTTATTAAATAATTACCCAATACTAAATAATCCATATCACTATTTTGTAATGTCCAAATTGCTTTTTGCGGGTCATTAACCATAGTTTCTCCATTTATATTCAATGATGTGTTCAATAATATGGGGGTTCCTGATACTTTCTCAAACTCCCTTAGTAAATCATAGTAAAGTGGATTATCTTCCCTTTTAACGGTATGTATTCTTGCTGTACCATCTACATGTGTTACAGATGGTATATTTATATCACTTTTAACCATTACAACTTGATTCATATATGGAACCGGGTTTTCTGATATAAAATATTTTGAATAATCTTCTATTGTAACTGAAGGAGCAAATGGTCTAAACATTTCTCTCTTTTTAATAATTTTATTAATTCTATCTCTAACATCGGAAAGATGTGGATTAGCTAATATAGAACGATTACCCAATGCCCTTGCACCAAATTCGGTTCTACCTTGAAACCAACCTATAACATTACCGTCGTTTATTAATTTAGCAACTGTGGTGCACAACTCCATTGCATCATCCATTGGATAAATACTCAATCCTTCAATTTCACCTAATTCGTTTAGTATATCTAATTCTGTAAACTCTGGTCCTAAATATGGAGATTGGTTATCACCGCCTTTTACTTTCGGGTGGCCTAATGTTGAATGATAGTGATATAAGCATGCTCCAATTGCTGAACCTGCATCAGATGGTGCATATGGTATCCATAAATTATTAACAGATGTAGTTTTTTTTATTTTGCCGTTAGCAGTTGCGTTATATGCACACCCACCACCTAATACTAAGTTATTATCAGTACTTAACATCAGGAATCTATTTATTATAAAATATAGTTTTGATTCATACCATCGTTGAAGTGATGCTGCCAAATCTTTATGATGTTGCTCAATCGGTTCTCCTTCAAATCGAGGTGGAAATCCAATTAATTTAATTAATTTATTTGTAAACATATCCGTATTAGAATATTCCCAAGTAAAATATTTTTGTTTTATTTTAAGTATATCATATGCATCCCCATTTTCTGTTATTTTTGAAAATATATTTTCATATAATGTATTATCACCATATGGTGCTAAACCCATCACTTTATATTCACCTTCATTTGGTTTAAATCCCAAATATGATGTGATAGTAGAATATACCAACCCGAGTGAATCTGGAAATTGTAATACTTTTCTTTCATATATTTTGCTTTTATTAAACGCTACAATAGACATTGTATCCCATTCGCCGACACCATCTATTGAAATGCCAGTTGCTTTATCAAATGGAGATGTATAATATGAAAATGCTAAATGTGATAAATGATGCTTTGTATATAAGATAGGACCATCATAGCCAATTCCCAATAGTAAATATTCCAATGCACCTTCGCCTTCATTCCATTTTTTTAAGAATTTATTAAACTTTTTGTTATACTTCAATCCATACCACTTCCCCAAAGTTTTTTTAACTCTATTAAATTTTAAATTCGGGTCTTCATACCAACAAACCATATTTATTTCATCAATTGATATCTGTGTATATTGTAAACACCATTCAATCGCCTTAAACGGAAAAGAACTATCATGCTTTATGCCTGATAGTTTCTCTTCTTCAATTGCTGCTATTACTTTACCATCTATTACAATGCATGCTGCAGAGTCATGATAAAATCCTGATAAACCTAATTGTATCATATTTAAATTTTTATATCACCATTTTTATCAAATTCATTATATAAATCCATTTGTTTTTCCTTCATTTTATTTACAACCTTTGTTATATAATGAGTTGGGTGACCTGTCATTTCTCTAATTAAAAGATATAACGATTTTTTATTGAAGTTTTCGATATATTCTGCTCTACGGAATAATTCCAATACAGCATCTGCTATTTGCATATCTCTACGTTTTGGAAAAAAGTTCTCTAAATGAATATCCCAATATTGTAACATTCGTTGATTAAAAGTTCTATACTCATCATTACGGACTTCCTCTCTAAAGTTATTTTCAGTATCAAACGATTCTGGAAGACCAGACATTATATCTGTATCTTTATATCTTTTATAATTTGCATTATTATTTAAAATAAGATAATTTCTTGCAACAATAGTAAAATAAGAGAATGCCTTTCCTTTACCACTTTTGTACATATGAATTTTTTCTACCATAAATGCAACAACTTCTGCCATTACATCTTTTGGGTCATCATCAAAGTATGTAAACTTCCATTTATTGTAAACTATCTCTGCCATCTTATCAAATGCAGATTTAATTCTTTCTCTGTATAATTTATCTTTAATATACTGGTCCGTTGTTAAATTATATTCAATAATAGCATCTTCCGTATCTTTTGAAAAATACTGTCTATTAGGGCCTCGTTTTTTTCTAATTGCCATTTTTTTGTTTTTTGAATCTTTCGATAGTTTCTTTTATTTGATAAAATATAGAACCCACTTCATCATCTTTCTCAAACATTTCACGACTATCTATTAGTCTTAGTGCTTCCAGTAATGCTTCGTTTCTTTTTAATTCATCATCAATAAATTTTTCATATTCTTCAATATTATCTTCATACTTTTCTAATTTTTTAAGAAGATTAATAATTACCCATGTCATAATTGTTAAAAGCATGCTAAGTAAAATAATTGTTAATTGCATATATTAAACGATTTCATATCCTTGTAAAAAATAATTGTTTGCTTTTTTGTGTTTAACTTCAATAAGTTGGCCATCCGGTGCTTTCATCACAATCAACTCATTTCTTCCATATTTTTTATTATTTATAATTGTAGTAGAATAAACTCTTTCTTTAATTGTAAATCCATCTAAATGGTCAATCTCATGTTGAACAATAACTGTCATCATTGTTTCTTTTGAAATTTGTTCACCTTGTTTATCGCCTTCTGTATTTACTTCAAAAGTTAATTCACCCAAATTATCCGTATTAATTACAACTTTACATGCTCTGATAGTTTTTATAGGTTTTTCCATTGAATCAGGTATAGAAAGGCATCCTTCATAAAAAAGAAAACCATCCTTAGATTTTTCTTTAACGATTGGGTTTAATAGAAATAATTCTTCATCTGCAAATTTAATATAACATGCTCTCTTTTTTATACCTAATTGCGTTGCCGATATTCCAATCCCGCCATAGGTTTTTAAACCATCTTCTAATTCTTTTCGTAACTCATCAGCTTCTTTTTGAGTTATTTCTGATTTGATAATAGGAGTTTTAAGATATTCTCTAAATTCCTGTGTTTCAAATCCTTGTTTGTTTTTGTTTACGATTAATCTCATATTTGATATGTGTTTAGTGAACGTAACCCACTATACTCACAGGTTACATTATTTATAAATGGCAATATTGCTAATTCTTTTGCTTTTGCTTCAACCATAACGTCCACATCTAATTCGTATGTATTGGGGAGGGAATTAATATACAATGAGTGAGCTTGTGGTTTTTCTTTTTTGTTATTTTCATGTAATGCTTTTGATTCCGAATAATGAACAACCGGTGTAATGCCTTCTGGCCAAGTTGTTGCTGCAAGTTTCAATGCTTGTTCTTCTGTTAAGTCGCCTGTACAAAATTGGTGATGGTGATAATCAAATACAATAGGAGTACCGATTGCATTATGGATATACATCAAATCTCTAACAGAATACATTGATGCTTTATCATCATTCTCAATTGTAAGCCGTTTTTGAACCGATTTAGAGAGTCTTTTAAAGTTTTTGATAAATCTATCCATTGCGGCCATTTTATCTCCGTAAACCCCATTACAATGAATATTAATCTTATTGTATGGTGTTTTAGATAACCCCATCATATCAAATATCTTACCATGTAATTCCAAATCAGCGATAGTTTTTTCAACTACCGATTCTTTTGGTGATACTAATACGTTGAAAGGGCCAGGATGAGTTGTAATACGAATATTGTGAAATTTAGCAAAATCACCTGCCTTCTTTAACTCACTTTTAATTTCTTTGTAATCTTTTAATTGAGTAATATCAATACTATCACCCCAAGGGATAAGAGCAGATGATAAACGAAAGAAATTAATCTTATGTTGTCTATTCCACTCTAAAATTTTGATAATATCTTTAGCATTTAGTAATGCCAACTCCGAAACGTAATCTAAACCTTTAAGATTTAGTGTTTTCTTCACCATTGTTCTGTTTGTAGTAATTTTTTTACCCAAACTCATGTTTATGCAAGCGTATCCTATATTCATTTGTGTAATATACGATAATATTTTTAAAACACCAAATTTTTTAGTAAGTTTTTACGTTATTGTTTTCAGATATGATTTTGTAAAGTTCCATCTGTGAACCGTTCTTTGTAGTTATCCAATATTGTACGGCTTTTGGATTATTTATCCATAAATTACGTTTATGCCACGGAAAATCTGGATGCATATATTCTTCCCATTTTAAATCAGATAATTCTTCTGTATTTTCTTCTATTATTTCCGGTTCATGTGGATTATTTTCCACTATAACCTGATTTTCTTCTTCTAATGTTGGATTTTTTCCACTATCTCCGTAAATTTCATAATTTTTTTCCATTAAATCATCTAAATCACCCATATCATATGTTGGTTCTTTTCTTTTTGTCCCAATCAAACCATTAAACGCTATAATAAGAGCAACGGCAAGTGGGTCAAACACTATTACAATCAAAAATATGAAGAATTTTACAACAGTATTCAATTCCAATCCAAAAGCCTCTGCAACAAATCGAAATCCGCCAACTTCTTTTTCAGTTTCTATATTATTATTTTTAATTTTATTAATTTCTTCGTAATTTTTATTATTTTCTAATGTTAACTCATTAATTTTTGCTGATATTTGTGTTATTTCTTTATCTGCATTACGAACCATTGATGTAATACGGCTTGTGGAACCATTTTTATCTACAATTTTTGAAATATTTGCTTCTTGTGAATTACGAATTTGTTGTTGATTAGTTAATTGCGTTGTATATCTAGTAATTTCACTTTCATTTTGTTTAATTTTATTATCAAATACAGAGATTTCTCTATCAATTTGATTCAATTTGAGATTCTGTTGTTGAAATGCATTGGATAGATAGCCAAATATACCAGCCGATGTTATTAACATTAATACGGCAACCGATATTGTTAGATACCACTTGTTAAATCCACTAATTACATCCCAATTTTGTTTTAAATATGTAGCTGAAACTAACTTAGCAAGTTCCAATGAAGATGCCATTATCATTACTGATACCGAAGCTCCTGCAAATAAAACACCCAAACCCGTTACTGAAAAGTATGCGGCACATCCTGCAACAATTAGTGCAGAAGTTCCGACTAAAAATTTAAGCCAATTCATAATATTATATTATCTATTAATTCTTGTAAGTTCGGATACTCTTTCTACAATCTTTCTGGCATCTTCTAAGGTGGTGTGTGCCTCAGATGGTGACATTGATTGTGCACCAGTAATTCCATTCTGTAAAATTCGTAGCTTTCCATCCAAAGATTCTAATAGGATTTGTATTTTTTCGTCGTATATCATAGTAATAAATATTTTATAAATAAAAAAAGGTAGAAATTTAAAATCTCTACCCTTTCAAATATAAGAAAAATAACTGAATTAACCAACTTTTAAGGTTAATTTTTTTGGTTTGGATTCTTCTTTTCTTTCAACGGTAATAAGAAGAACACCATTTTTAATCTCTGCTTTAGATTTTCTACCGTCTAAATCTTTACCCAAAGAAATTCGTTCATCAATATTTGCAGTTAAATCATTAAGAGGTGATTTTACATCATCCTTTTTTGCTTTAACTTCAATTTTATCCTCATAACAATTGATTTCAATGTTTTCTGGATAGTGACCAATAACAGATAATGCAATGTGTGCAATATCATCTTTTACATCAACTGCAAACTTATTTGGAACATAAGTTGTTGAACGATTTGAATAATAAGGTGTTTCAAATAAATCGTTTAAAAGTGCATCTACTAACATAATAATTTTTTTTAGTTAAATAATAAATTTTCATACTATATAGTTCAATTATTGTACCAACTTATTATTATTTGACAAAATGTCAGTTAAATAGTATTATCTTGTGACTCAATTACAGTTGACATATGATCCGCCCAATGCATTATATATGGTAATTTAAATCTCATACGTTTATTAATATCATATACTTTTAAATATTTCTCATTATCTTCATCATATAGCCCATCGGTTAATTTCATACCAAAATATTCAGATTCAGAATAAGTAATACCATAGTTTTGTAAGGTAAACATAGTTCTATCAGTTAGAGTCATAAAAACATCTTCTGTATTTTTTTTATAAAAATCTCCTCTATTTTTAACATGCCATTCAGAATCATTTGGAATATAATGTAGATTTTCTTTAGTACCTAATTTTCCTAAATCGTGATGTAATGCACAAAATATTAATTCTTCATCAGTAAAATCGGGCTTACCCCCTAACTGAATAAATAACTCCTTTACTTTAAGTGCATTCTTACATACATTAAAAATGTGGTCTATATAACCACCTGGATATGCATTGTGATATCCGGCATTACCACTTGCAGGCGATAGTGTTAAATTACCACCAAGCTCAGATTCGGAGTACATGTGAAGTAATTTTTCTAGTCGTTCTCCTTTAAAATATTTTTTGACAATTTGAATAAATTTGTCATAATTTGCACGTAATTCAGCTTCTGTTTTTTGTTTCATAATTTAAAGTTTAATTGTTTATTATACTCTAATATACAACAAATTTTTGATATTGCCAAATTTATCTTCTAAATAATTCTTTCTTTGTTAGTATTTTATAGAGAATTTCTACTTCTTCTTCACTTGTAAGTTCTGGTAAATCATCATCAAATAATCTGCAAGTAAATATTGGATTACCTCCTTCATCTGTAAATTCATCAGACTCCGATGAAAATATTGTGGGTAACATTTCTATATGTTGTAATTGTTCTTCATCTATATCAACTAATGGAATTATATAATAATGGTATTTATCACCATCATCGGTGACATCCATTCTATGGGATTTCCATTTATCAAAACTTGCGTCTGTTATGGGAGTTTGTGGAATTATAATCATATAACAAATATACGATAAATTTGTTACAAAAACAAATTATTTTTTAAATTTTGTTTTTCAATAAATAGCATCAATGTAATTCTATTACCACTTGTAATGATATCCACCGAATGCGGCGTAGAAGATTCAAAAATATATACTTTTCCTGTTTCGAATTTTATTAATTTTTCATCATTATTTTCATATATTTTAAATTCGCCGCCAGTAAAATCTTCTTGTGAATTTAAATGTATACCAACTGTGTATATTCGTAAGGGGCCGTTTTTTATGTGATCACTATGTTTTACAAAATAATCGCCTGTTTTATAATTTCTATAAACAGTGCATATATTATTATTTTTTATTTTTTTAATACTTGGTATATTATTTAACCATGTAATAATTTTATCTATAAACCATCTCTTTTCGTTTTCTAAAATTGAATTATAAGACACCATTTTACCTCCAACTTCATTATATTTTCCAGCAAAATCAACCGGAATTATATCATCTATACCCATTTCCATATATGAAATTATTTTATCACACTCTTCTTTACTAAATAAAATTTCTTCTTTATGCAGCATCTTTCATATTATTTATAAACTCTATTGAGTTATTGGTTTTTAATAAATCTATTAATAATGTATATCTTGTGGTATTACCCTCATTGGTCAAAGTATGAATTTTATCTGTATTGAAATGATATAGATAACCCTCTTCCATTTGAAAAAAATGAACATCTTTTCTAAATCTATTTTCTAAATCTTTTTTAAAATATGTATTAGCTTCTGTCCATCCTTCTTGTATTTCATCCAAATTAGTACATGCTAACCAACAATCTTTGTTTGTTTGAATTGGTATTTGCATTCTAATAACATCTCCGGCATCTCTATCGTTATGAATACCATAGGATGTATGTGGTAATTTTCTCATAATACGAAAACTACAAACATCACTAATTCTGTTAAACATTTTCCAAAGCTCATAAATATATGGTATATTTTGTATGGGATATTTGTAAAATGGGTGGTTGTTATGAAATTTTTTGTGTGAATTTGGGCACATATCTTCGGTTATAACAGATACCGAATGTCCGTGAGTTGAATGATTAAAATCACATAAATTTAATACGATTTCTAAATCATTATTAAGTTTTGTAATATCAAATTTTGTTTTATATACTTTAAGCATTTTCAAAAAAAGTTAATAACCAATTTTCTTTTTTCATATTATTTTCTTCAAACATTTTATAAGATATTGATTGCCAATTTTCTATATCAGATATTATTTCTGTAATTCCCAATTCAAATAATTTATTAAACATTGCATTGCACCATAATGTGCCTGAGTTTTCTGGTTTTTTAATTATTTTTGAAGAAGCTAAAAAAAGATTATATCCCCATGCAGTTGTTTCATTTGTTATAGTATAAAATTTAATATGAGATTTATTGATATCAACTTCACCTATTCTCCACCAACCCCAACCTATTATTTCATCATTATATTCACATAGAAAAAATAAGTTTTTATTTGAATTAACTCTATCCACAACAATATCCCATGTTGGAAATTTATCCCAATCATATCGCATATTAAAATATGTTATCAATTCTTTAATATTCAATTCATAGTTTAATAAATTAGTAGTATCTATACTAATAATTTTAAATGGTTGATTATCTACCACCACAAACCATTCAGGAATTAATCTATATTGTACCATAATTTATTATAAAAAACTTTTTTTATTTTTTATTTCAATATCCTTATCGCCTATTTGTAATTTGAATTTTTCCATCTTTATCCAAATATTTAGTGATTTACGAATTCCTTTTGTTACGGGCATTACTCCATGCCAAACCTGATGGCCATCGAAGGATATCCCATCTCCCTTATTTATTTTTGTCAATAGTGATTCATCTATATTATCATATTCTATTTTGATATTCGTATCGGATAATAAAAATCTTCCATCTGCAAAATCATCCGTCAATACTATTACTGTAGTCAAATCGGATATTGTATCTCTATGCATTTCTAAAAATCTTCCATCAAAATATCGTGAAAGAGTAATATAGATTGTATCTAATGTTAATTCATTAATATCAAACGGTAAATTTTTATGATTTGCAAATACTTCCTTATATCTGCTTAGTATTCTTTCCTTAAATTCATCATTATGAATTCTTCTATTATCCCATTTATTTTTTACAGAGACGGTAGTTTGTGCACTAAAGCCAATTTTTTCGCATATACTTGCTATATCATCACATTCTTCTTTCGTAAAAAAAGTTTGAATGTCTTTCAACATATTAAAAAATTATGAGTTTAAAATCAGTCCAAGTAAAATTAAAAATTTAGCTTTACATTCTGCTCTTTGTTCTTCTGTGAGTGTTTGGATTTCTTGCGGTTGTGCCATTTCTATTGTTTATAATTGTATATAATAAAGTTACTTGCAATTGTTTGATTTATGCCATTTAAATTAGTTCCAGATAGAAATACATCATCTGGTTCTATATTAATTTTTACAACATCTCCAACAAATTTTTCATAATTTATTGATAATATTTTTGCTATATTAGTATTTGATATAACAATGTAATCACCATAAGCCAACTCTATTCCCTGTTTAAATGTTAAATTTTCTCCATTTATATCACATGCCAATATCAATTCAACTAAATTTACCAACATAGAATGTTCTGATTGTTCTATTTCATAATTTACTTTAATAAACCATTCATCAACATTTTCAATTAATTTAATAATTACCGATGCAGTAGTATATCCAATATCTGCAATTGATCCAGTATGATGCCAGTTTAATACCCCCTGTGCCGTTTCTACACTTGAAAACCCTGGTAATAAAGTTGCTTTAAGTGTATCACCAATCTCAACATCAGAAATAGGAATAACAATTTCTTCACCATTAACAATTTTTACAGTTTCATATATAGATGGTATTCCTTTACCAATTCTGTTTGGATTACTAAAATATAAAATTCTAGAGTCATTATCCAATTTAGTATCGGTATATGTAATATACTGCTGTTCTAATGGAAGTGCATTTGGTGAAATGTATCCTCCAAAATCAATTGTTGTTTCTGCATCAGCGCATAGTATAATCCAATATCTAATGTGGTCTTTAATTTTGTTATGATATAAATTATTTGGATTATATTTAAATTCTTGCACAATTAGAGTACCATTTGTATCAAATACTGTATCTTTAAAACTATTTAATTCTTGTTCTGTATCAAAATTATAAAATTCAGGATATTCATTTTTATCAGCATCTGGTAAACTTTTTTTAATAATTAAATTTGGATGAATTCCATTATCAACTAAATTATTTAAGTTATCAAATATATCATTATCTTTTTTGAAATATGTTTTGGGAATTAATTCCGTTTCATTGCCATTAAATATTAAACGTAGTAATTCTTTTTTATCTCTACAATACACATCATCTATAATGGCAGTAATATCGTAAGATAATCTTAAAGTAAATTCGGTTTCTAAATCATCGTAAGATGGTACAGTTATACTATCAAATGGAACTATGACAGGTTCAAATATAATACTATGTGTATCGCATATTTGTTGTAATCTATTTACAAATTGAGTACATACGTGAACATCTTTATAAATTATTCTAAATTTAGTAAAAGAATTAGTTACCAAATATCCTTCCAATGCATCAAAATCAAATGAATTATAAGATGAATCTGGAATGTAAGTATCACTATTCATTTCTAAAAACTTCAATTGACCTTCAAGATTTAGAAAATCCAATCCTAATAATACTGCTTTCATATTTTTTATTGTTTTGTTTATTTATAAATATTGTATTTTTAATTATAGTAATTTAGAAGATTTTGATGGATGAAAATTAATAACACCACTAGTTTTAAATTTATTTGGTCCGCTAAGATGTGCATAGTGATTTCTATAATTTGAACAATAATTTATATTATATTCATTTATTAATAATGCTAAAAGGTACTGGCCAAGTATTACCGATATTCCAATTGATGGGAACAAATCTCTTGTTATACTCCATTTTCTTATTTTATAATATAGTTCTATATATTTTTCTTTTAAATTCCGATTTGGTATTTTTAATATACCAATGTTTGGTACATTGATTCGATTTATATTAAAGTTTGGAATCAATTCTCTTATACCATTATCCATAAAAAAATCCAAATTCTCTGTGTACCATATTTTGTTACTATTATCCATAAAATCAAAATGTGCATCGCAGCCTGGTTCCAAATATAATGGTTTAAATAAAAATAAATCAGTATCAACTATTACCTCATCATCATCTATTATTGTTAATAAATGAACTTTGAAATCATCTACAAAATAAAAATCAGTAGTATCAATTAGTTTAACATTGGTATTAGAGATATTTAAATAAGGCAAAGTTTCAATATCTGTATAAAAATTTACTTTATGATGTAACAGTGCACATTCTACTGCCTTTTCTATTACGTGTTTGTACCTATCTATTAGATGAATTGAATTTTTCAATTTGATAGTAAAACAAAAAGATATAGTCATTATATATTTTTAAAATTTAAACATCCCACTTATTCAATGGACACGCATTATTAACAGGGGTAAAAATTTTCTTACCAAGTGCGCATCCACATTCCCCACAAACCCATTGGAATACGACTGATTCTTTTCGACTATCACATTTCATACATACTTTCAATCTTTTTTCGGCAATATGGGATTGTTCAGGTGTTGGATTCTCAGCTCGCCACCAACTTATTACTATTTCTTTTACTTTGTTCATAACTTGCTTTTTATATCAATTATACGTTTACAGCTTTCATAATATTCTTTATCTATAAATCTACCATATACCCAATCTAATAATTTTGAATATTCACCACGTGTTATAGTAATGTATGCAGGTAAATATTTATAACGAAATAACACAATCTCCCTTGCAGAACGATTTCCTTTAAAATTATCAACCAAATCAACAAGGGTTTCCAAATCGGTATGAGATAATTTTACCATATCAATATAATCAACCCAATTCAATTTAATCCAACCCGATTCCAATTTATCCAAAACCTTTATATTCATACCTTATTTTTTAATAAACCATTTTTGAAATGATTCAAAAACAAATTCAAGTTGGTCTTTATGTTCCATTTCAAATTTATCTACACCAACTTTAACATTAAACCCCTCATGTATATGCATATACTCATTTGGCCCGTAATCATCGAAACATATTATTCCA